AGAGGATATCAGCAAGATTTAGCTGCTGATGTTGGTTTGGATTTCAAGTTTGCGAAAGTTCCTGCTCAAATGACTGTGAAAGCTTACAGAGATGACGAAGGCAAGAGAGTTTTGGTGTCCCCTATGAAAGAGGGATTGAAAAAGAAACTTGTGAGAGAGAAAATCGAAGATTACAAAGATGAAGATGGTTTGTACAGGATGGCAGCGGATGTCTTTTTGGAAGAAATGCCAAGATTGCATGAAATTAGAACTTTGACCTTTGAGGAAGGATTGAATGCCAGTAAACAATTTTCAGAAATGCAACCTTTGGAGTTATCCACTTCAAATGGATATCCCTATAACATTCAGAAACATGATTTGAAAGGAAAAAGAGATTACATTTATAGGGACGAGAATGATGTTCTACATGCAACCCCAGAATATGAGAAAGAATGTGAGAGAATTTGGAACTCACTGATTAATGGACATGATGAGCAAGTTCCATGCATCATAGCTGATTGTTTGAAAGATGAATTGTTACCTTTTGCAAAGGTATACGATGTGAATAATGGTAGACCCATTGGAAAAACCAGAATTATGGGACCAGCCCCTGGACCATATCTTATTGCTGAAAGAAGACTTTTTGGAAGCTTCTACAGTAATATTATTAGGTGGAGGCAATTTGGAGGACCCGTTGATTTAGGAATCAACCCTCAGTCCAAAGCATGGGACGAGATGTACCAGAAATTTTTCAGAATGGTCCCCAAAGAAGACCTTGCTATGATTGCTGGAGATGTGTCTGCTATGGATGCCAGTGAGACAGTGTTTTTGTTCAGAATGTTCGAATACGTTGTCTGCAAATATTATGAGCATTCGTGGACCAGTGAGGAGAAGAAGAGAGCAACTAATTTGCTACGAATGTTAGGAGAAAATGTGAAACACATTGCAGTCAACGTTTTGTATGAAACGTCAGGAAACCCGTCAGGAAGATTTTTGACAACTATTGTGAATAGTGTCATTTTGGCTATCATTCTTATGGTAGCAGCCGCGAGAAAGAATCTAGGCAAGAGAGAACCTAGAGAAGTGATGAGAGAAGTTCTCAGTTACATGAGAGTTTTCGGCGACGACCACATTTGCCCAGTCGACAAAAAGGATCCCCTTTTTGACATGTTTGATGTATCAGCAGAGTTTGCCAGACATGGTATGGTATACACAAGCATTTTTAAAGAACAAGCTTTGGAAGCGTTCTATGATTGGGACAAGTGTAAGTACTTGCAGAGGA